CTCCACGGTGTTGAGCCCAGAGGTTAGCGTCTTGTATCTGCTCTCGCCGTAGGCAACGGGGTCGAAAGCCTTGAAGGTTATGGTGCAGCTGCCAGTATTCCAGAGGTTGTCGAGTTCTGAGGCATCCTCCACGCTTGCCATGTAGTAGATTTCCGGGTCATCGGGCAGGACGAGCTTTTTGGGCTCTTTGGAATAAAAGACGCCGCGCAGCATACGGCGCAGCTTTGCCAGACCCCTGGGGTCTTTGGTGCGCGTGCGCAGCTCAATCTTCACGGGGATGCTCAGAGGGTCAAGGTTAGTCCTCAGGTGCATTTCGCGGTCGATGAGCTGAGCGGTCTGGTGCGTCATGTTCGGCGCCAGCGTGCGGGTGGGGTTCGCCCGAACGTACTGGTTCAGGTTCACCCCGTTATAGATGAATTGCTCGAATTTGGTGTTCCTCATGCTATTCCTAACATCCGCTGTTTGTTGGCGATGCGCTTTTCGAGCTCGCGCTCAAGCGTGTCGACCAGCTCTTTGATGGATTGCCCTGAGCTGTTCTCAAAGCGTTCGATGTTGATGCTCACGTTTATGGCGTTGTTTATCTTTTCGGCCACAGCGTCGGCGATAGGCTCCAGACCTTTTTTGGTGTAGGGCACTACCGCCTCGGGTCCTGCCTCGCCTACGCCGATGATGCTGGCGCCGTTGAAGATGCCGCCCGTGGCGTACCAGTTCACTGAGAACGATGGCACCTGCGGCGGGTTGGAGTTCGGGTCTAGGTGGCCGCTTACGCTGAAATGAGGGAGCGGCACGTGGGGCGTTGAAAAGTTCGCATTATTCCAGTTTGAGGTCATGTCTTGGATGCCCCACCACCAGATGTTGGTGATTTTGTCGACCGCGTCGTTCATGCTTTGCACGGCGCCGCTCATGCAGCTTTGGATGGTGCTGCTCATTTCGGTGAGCCCGCTGTTTGCAGAGGATGCCATCTGGTTGAATGACGATCCGGCGTTGCTCTCCATGGAGTTCATGGCCGAGGATATTTCGGATTGCATGGAGCCCGATGCGCTTGCAACGCTGCTGTCCATGGAGCCCATGCCTGAGCTGGTGCTCGATTGCATCTGGCTCATGTAAGAGCTCACGTCGCTGCTCATGCCGCTGTAAGAGCTCGAGACGTCGGATTCCATGGCTCCCATGGTGCTGCTCGTGGTCGATTCCATGGAGCTCATGGTTGAGCTGGTATCCGATTGCATGCTGGCCAGGTTCGCGTTGGTGCTGGCCGCTATGTCTGCCCAAGAGCTTGAGGCATCCGATTCCATGGAGGTGAGTGCTGAGTTGGTGGTCGCGCTTATCTCAGCCCAGGACGTGGTTGTGGTGGCGTCCATGGAGCTCATTGCCTGCTCGGTGGAGCTCTGCATGCTTGCCATATCCTCAGAGACTTCCTGGGAGCCCTCATCAGAGGAGCCCGTTATAAAGTCCCAGGCCGCGCCTGCAGCGTCTGCAAGGCCGCCAAAGAAACCGCCCACGGCCTCGATGGGTCCTTGCAACCACTCGAACTGCTCTCCCAGCCATTGGATGCCCTCACCGATTGCCGTGACTATAGGCTCGATGAAGCCCCAGATGGCGTCCCATACGCCCTGCCAGAAGTTGCGGAACTCCTCGCTGGTATTCCATAGGGTCATAAACGCCACCACTAGGCCAGCGATGAGGGAGGCGATGAGCACGAACGGGTTGGCCATCATTGTTGCGGTGAGAGCTGAGAACGCCGTGCGCAGCATGTTGAGGGTGTTGGTCACGGCCGTGATGATGGTGCTCATGTTTATGGCCACGGTGAAGACGCCCACGGCTGTGGCCACGCCCAGGATGATAGGGCCTAGCACGTTGAAGTTCTCCACCAGCCACGTGAGGCCAGGGATGACCGTTTCGGTTATGAACTGGGTGACCGCCCGCAGAGGCTCTTGCAGGTAGTCGTATATTTTCAGGCCAAGCTCCTCAGTGGCAGAGTTGAGGTTTGCCATGTCGCCGGCAAGGTTGTCGGTCATTATGGCAGCGGTTTCCTCAGCCGCGCCGCCGCAGTTGTAGAGCTCGTCCCTAAAGCCCACCATTTCGTCGCTGCCAGCGTTGAGCATGAGGTTGAGGCCTTTGATGCTGTCGGCCGTGAACGTGCTCTGGAGTGCTGCCGCTTTCTCTGCGTCACCCATGCCGTCGGTGGCTGCCTCTACGTCTGCCAGGATGTCGGTGAAGTCTCTGTAGTTGCCCTCGGCGTCCATGACTGCCACGGTTTGGTCGCCGATGGCTATGGCGCCGTCTTGCATCTTTGCGGTCATATCGCGCAGCACGGCATTGAGCGCGGTGCCAGCCTCAGAGCCTTTTAGACCCTGGTTTGCCATCATGGAAATGGCTGCGGTGGTGGTCTCTACGTCAAGGCCTGCCGCGTTTGCGTTCGCGGCACAGTTCTTGAACGATTCGCCAAGGCCTGCGGTGGTGGTGTTCGCGTTTGCCTGGGCATAGGCCAGCACGTCAACCATGCGCCCCGTGTCTGCTGCCGTCATGTTGAAAGCAGAGAGGTAGTCGGTCACGAGGTCGGATGCTGCGGCCAAGTCCATCTCGCCAGCTTGTGCAAGCGTGAGCACTGAGCCAACGCCCTCGAGCATGTCTTCGGTATCCCAGCCAGCGAGTGCCATGTAGCCAAGCGCGTCGGCCGCCTCAGAGGCCGAGAATGTGGTGGTGGAGCCCAGCTCCCTGGCTTTGCTCTCAAGCCGTGCAAGGTCATCGCCCGTGGCGCCAGATAGCGCCGACACCTTGCTCATTGAGGTCTCGAAGCCGGATCCGATTTCAACCACAGAGGACGCAAAGTCTTTTATTGCGTTGAGGGCTATATTGATGCCCTGGGTGGCCAGGTTTGCGATGATGCCTTTGGCAACGGTGAAGCCGTCACCCGTTTTCTTGGCCGCGTCCTGGCCAGCGGTGCCCATTTCGTTGAGTGAGCTCTTTACCTTGCTGACGCCAGTGACTACGCCCTTGTCATCGAGGTCTACCTTGATGGTGACAGTGTTAGCCATTAGCTACCGCCCCCTGAGCAGCGCGCTTAGCGGCCGCAAACATGTCGGCGGCAACGCTGTCGGCTTTCTGTATTCGGTTTTCTGGTTTTTGGTCTAGTGAGAAATAGCGGCGCTTGTCTTCAAAGCTCTCGCAGTATTCGCGGTTGTGCTTGTTTCGCTTTGGAGATTTGGCCGTCCGATAGTAGACCGCCTCTTTGAATGGCGTGTCGGAATCGCTCTCGAGCATCGCGCCAAGCAGCGCGCAGGTCTCTGAATAGGAATAGTTCTCGGCAACGGTGCGCCACTCTATCCCATAGCATTGGAGGAAGGACGCGCTTATACGGGCGGCGTCTTGCTGCCAGTCAAAGATGGGGTCTTCATAGGTCTTTTGGTGTGTTTGGTCTGGTGTGATGTCGAGGCCGAAAGCCTCCCACACGATGTCCCAGAGCAGCTCGCTCACAGCGTCACCAGCCGAAGCAAACGCCTCGGCTGGGTCTGGGAATAGCATATGAGGAAGCAGCTGGGCTTTCTCTTGTTCGGTGAGCTCCTCATCTGCAAAGAGCTCGATGATGAGCAGCCCGTTGCGTGCTGAATCGTAGACGGGGATGCTCAGGCCGCGCCAGCTGTATTGCGTTACTAGGTTGTCGCCTTGTTTCTTACTCTGCTGCGTTAGGCTCAGGCTGCGCATTGGCCACCTCCGAGAGGTAATGCGCTGCCTTGCTATTGGTGAGCTCTTTGTTGTTCTTGGCCACGATTTCGGCGATGGCGCCAAAGACTGCGGTCATGATTTGGTTGCAGGCTGCTGGCTTGATTTCGTGGCCGTTGCCTGCCGCCTCTAGGAGCTCGTCGTACTTTTCCGCACCGATTGCCTGGGTGAGGGCGTCTTTGAGCACCTTGGCCATCTCTTTGTTGGCTCTCTTGGCTTCCTCGACGTTCTTGCTCTCCACGGCTTTCTTCTTGAGCTGGTCCACCGCTTTCATTTTGTCGGCGCTTTTCATGCACACCTGGCCGATTTCGAGGAGGTTGTCGGTTGTGAGGTCAACCACAAGCTCCACGCTGCGGTCTCCAATCTCTACGTTGAGCGGCACAAAGATGGGGTTTAGTTTGAGTTCCATAGCTTTCCTCTTTTCTCGCGCTTAGAAAAGAAAAGCCGGGGCGCAGCGCGTTCGCCCCGGCCTCATGACCGATAGTCTCTTATGTGTCGCAAGCTACTCGGTTACTTCAACCTCCACAGCGATGCGAATGGATGGCTTGGCCGCGCACTTGATTGCCAGCTGGGTCTTGCCCGCCTTGATGCCCTCGACCTTGCCGTCTGCGGTGACGCGTGCGATGTCGGTGTCCTCAATCGCATAGAGGCACCAGTCGGATGCTGTCTCAGGCGTCACGGTCGGCGTGACCTGTTCGGTGGCGCCTACTGCCACGCTCACGCTGTCGGCTGTCACGGTAGCAGGCAGGTGCGTGCCCTTAGCCTCTTGGATGATGCGCGGGGTGTCATTGCGTGCGAACGTGCAAGAGATTGCCTGCTTATCAGAGGCGGCGCCGTTGGGTCCTGTGGCGATGATGTCCTTGATGGTGATGTCCTCCTCGATGATTTCACCATTCGGGGAGACCATGCGGTAGGTAGTCTCGCGCTCAGTGCCGAAAGCCTCCTCGATGGAGACCAGAAACTCTTGGAATGGGTCACCGACGAGGCGGTTGCCGGATACGGCTAGGGTCTTGTCGACGCCCTTGACCGTGGTGATGGAGTTGCCGCCCGTGGAGTAATCGTCCGTGGTGTCTACCTTTTCCTCGCGCTCTGGCGTGATTTCGGTGATACCAGGACCCACCCAAACCCAGGTCGGGGTTGCTTCCTGGGGCGTGGTGTTCACGAGGTTGATGTACTGATAGTTAAGCGCGAAGCCGATGTCTACGTTGGCCATTAGATGAAGTCCTTTCTTGTGGTTGTGATGTAGGAATCGAAAGCCCACACAAAACGCCCGCTCTCATCCCATGGGAGCGATTGCGGTGGGTTTGTCTCAACTTTCACGAGCTCATAGGAGCCGTTCTGGCTGTCGAGGGGCGTGGTGCGAATCGCACGCTCTGCCTCAGTGGCATCCTCCATGGCTTTGAGCTCACTGATACGCCGCACTATTGTGGTCACCCTCAGGCGTTCTTCCTCCTCACCGCCGTAGTAGACCACAGACCTCTCGGGTATACCGAAAGCCACGACAACGCACTCAGGATGAGCGCGCCCGTCTGCCATGGTGGTGAAGATGTCGGAAAGCCCCGCAGATTGAAGGGCTTGCTTGAAGACGTCTAGTAGGTCGTTTCTTGCCATGTTTCTATTCCTTGTACAGTGTCTCGGCGTATTTCACGAGGTCATTCATATCGTTGCGCATGAAAGCCTCGTCCCAGTGGTCGGTTGTCCCTGGCGTGGTGTGTGCCATGGGGACGCTGTATTGAGTGTTTGCGTAGGGCGTGTTCCAGGTTATCTCTCCACGCTCATAGCGTGAGTTCAATGGCTCGGATGCTCTGAGCGTGTTCTCATCGCGTGGCACGTATTGCCTCATAAGGAAAGCCGCCCGCATCGTCACTTCCTCGAGCTTTTGCTTTCGGTCGGCGTCTGATACCAGGCGGTCGAGGTCTGGCAGGTTCATCGTGATGCTCATACCAGCACACACTCCCAGTGATGGAGGCCGCCCCAGCCATAGACGGGCTCACATTCGTGAACCGTTGCGTCTGACACCTCGCCGTCGACGCTCACCAGAGAGCCGGCGGGAATCTCAAAGGCGCCTTTGCTTACGTGGGGGTCTATGAAAAGCACGCCCTTCACTGGCGCCTGTAGCTGGTAGTCGGTCACCATCAGGCTTGCGGTGCGGTCAAAGCACACGCCTGCGATGGTCACGGGCTCGTTGTACTCTCCACCGTAGCCGCCCTCTTTGGGCGTCTTGACGGTTGCCGTGGAGGTCATAAGTCTGCGCGGTAGCGTAATCATGCTATCCCCTGATAGAGCAGGGAGGAGCCGATGAGCTCACGCCGCACGGCTCTCCTCATGTCTTGCTCGTACAGAGAGGCAGAGCCCGCAGCCCCGGATCCCATGGAGGCAGAAAAGCGCCCAAGCGTCACGCTTGCAAGGTTCTCACCGATTCCACCGCTTGCGCCGTAGGTGTTGTCGACGGCCACGGCGGCGCACACCGCGCGCTCGTAGGCCTCCACGTCATCCTGGTCGGCTGGCTCGTTGTAACCGATAATTTCACGCACAGCGGCCACGGCGGCGGCTATGGAGGCGTTGAAGTCTTCGGCCTCTAGGGTACCGCCGAGCTCTTTGTAGCGTTCATGCGTAACGCTGGGCAGCTCCATGCTAGTCCTCTGCTTTCTCACTCTCGGCAGGGTCCTCAGCGGGCTCCTCTGCCTTTGGCTCCTCTGGTGGTTCGGTGTTCGCCTTGCCCTTGGCGGTCTTAGACTTTGAGGTCTTGGGCTTTTCCTCTGGTGCCTTTGGCTCCTCTATCTCTTTCTCGGCGATTTTGCCGTCAATCAAGAGCCCGACGCGTTTTCCCATAGTCTTCCTCCTTATTCGGCGCTTGCATGGCTCAGGTAGATGCCTGCGCGCTTGTTCTCGTAGCCATCGACGAGGCCGTACTTGCGATATTTCACGATGTCGGCATCGGCATCGGGGTTGTTATCGGCAGAGATAACGGTCGGCCCAGCGATGTGGCGGTCGTACTTGATAATTGCGGGCTTGTGGACGATGAGGAAGTTGATGGGCTTGCCATCGGTGTCTTTCTTCCAGCCGCCCATTTCCTCGCCGCCGCTCTTGCCGTCTAGCAGCTCGATGGCGGTGTAGAAACGGCCACGCGGCACCTTGATGATTCCGGCAAAGCCGTCAAGAACCTCGCGGGATTTGGTGGTGTCGAGAGCCTTGACAGAGTTGAGGAGCGTGGAGGTGGTGAAAAGGTAACGCTGCTCGGCAGGTACCTCGTCCTCGTCCATCTGGGTCATAGCGGTGAGGATGGCCTCAAGGAATTGAGCGCCGCCGTCGATTGTGGCCACGTCTTTGGTGATGTTGGCCAGGCTTGCGATTTTGGCGAACGTGTAGGCATCGCCCTCAGGCGCCACGTGCTCACGCAAGAGCATGCCCGCAGCTTTGCCGAACGCAAGGTCGAAGCTCTCCTGGTTATCCATGACGTCGACCATGATTTTGGTGCCACGGTCATAGTCTGCCGTCACGGTCTTCCAGTCCAGCTTTACGCCAGAGTTGGCCGCGTATCCGCTATTGCGGTCATAGTCGGCAAGGCCGCCCACTTCCATCTGCGGGTAGCAGAACTCGTGGACGTTAGGGGTGGGGCGCAAGTCTGTCGGGGAGCTATCAAGCACAGAGGAAACCGCTGCGGCCTTGTAGACCTCGTCCAACATGACCTGGAAACCCTTGGGCAGGGTGATTTGGTTAGGCATGGTGTTACTCCTTATCAGTTAGTCCCATGTATTCGCGCATTTTCTTAGTGCGCGCGTCTTCGGTATCGGGAGCACCTTTTTGGGTGCCGCTTGTGCTCTTTGAGCTTCCAGTTGAGGAGAACAGGTAAGGTGCCGCCTCTTTCAGCTTTTCGACGTCATTGTCGAACTCGCCAAGGCGCGCACTGGCAGCCACCACGTCATGGCATCCCGCTTTCTTGAGCGCGCTCTCTGTCTCTTTGGTCTCTTGCTGCTTTTTGTAAGCCTCAAGGTCATCGCGCACAGATTGGTAGCCCTTGTTCTCAGCCTCGAGCTCAGCTATACGGGCATCCTTGGCAGCCATTTCCCGCTCGTACTTGTGGCGGTTGACCGTGTTGCCTGCTGGTGCCTGCGGTGCTGGTGCGGTTGGAGCTGTGGGCTCAGCCTGCTCAGCGGGTGGCTGTTCCGTCTGCTCTTGTGGAGCTGTGGGCTCAGCCTGCTCAGTCTGTTCCGTGGTCTCTGCTGGGTTTTGTCCTGTCATCTTTCAACCTTCCTTCCGGGGTTTGGTTTCCGCGCTTCTCTGCGCGATTCGGTACCTGATTGCCGCTCAGGCGTGCGATGTGAGACCGTTGCCGCCGTCTCTCGCGATGGTTGAAATATCCAGCAGGTGTCGCTTGGGCACAAAAAAACCGCCCAGGCAGGCGGTCTTGAGTGGGTTGGTTTGTCGGTGTCGGCTAGTTGAAGCGCACGGTCATGCCAGTGAAGTCATGCGCGCCAGCTATGGCGCACTTGTTTGCCATGAAGTCGGCGGTGGATACGTTCGGGTCTGTCGGTTTCATGTGGAAGTCCATGAGCTTGTAGGGCACGCCGTCAATGAGCACGCTGGTGCATTGCGCTGGCTTGCTTTCGTCCAGCGTCATCATGGTGTAGGCAAACCCATCGCCCTCTATCGTCCATGAATCACTTACCCGCACCGTTTCGCTTCCTTATCTCTTCCAGCTTGGCCTTCTCGTCTGCCAGCTGCTTGCGTGTAGTTGCGACCTCATCTTCGGGGATATTATACCGCGAGGATACGCTCAGCAGCCACTCTTTGGCGTCTATCTCCCGGCGTGTGATGCGCTCATCGTCTGGGAGGTCGCTGTAGTCACCGCGTTGGTCTTGCTTGAAGTGGTAGACCTCCTCGAGCACGTCTGAGGTCTTCGGGTTGTCTCTGAACATGAGGACGGG